TATCTTTCCCTACAATACTAACCACGATATTCGTTTCCATTATTCATCCCCCAACTCTGAAGTTTTAATCTGCACATAGCCTTTAACTTTATTCGTCTTGATCTTATGAGTCGATGCGATACTATCATAAGACGCAACGAACCATATATCTTTTCCGTCACGCTCAAGCACTATAACATTGACCATCGCAAGATAATCAAGATTCTCAACTTCGCGCGCAGGGATGACCATCCTTGTCTTATCTTTCATCTTATGCAGATTAATTACCGCATCGATCTTATCGAAGCTGGTTAGTGTGTAGTCATACGTCGCGCTAGATAACGATGCCTTGATCTCAGCTTCGATTGCTTTTCTGTTTGATTCTTTGAATAATAACATGGTTTAACCCTCGCATACTGTTTTGAACGTGTGCAATGCTTTTGCCGTATAAGCCATTTCAATAAGATTGGATGACTCTATCATGAGTGTCGATAGGGCGGCAATGATTGACAACTCTGCTTTTTGTTTGCTGATTGTTTCTTGGTGGATGATTTTCATGTCGTTCTCCTTGTTTGTATTTACACTATGACACATGTAATGCACTATGCAAGCAGCTGATATCTAGTATCTTTGAAATATTTTATTTCAATGCCGTTAATCGTGACAGAACCGCTCCCAAGATTTACCCTTAGATACTCACAAAAGGTATTGTACTGTATCCCAAGATCAAATTTGCAATAAAACTCCCATGTACTGATATACCCTTCCTTAAATTTCTTCTTTTTATAGTAATACTTTTTCTTTCTTCCAGCTGAACTTTTTTTCACGTCCATTTTTGGCGTGTACTGGCTTAACAGTTGCGCGAGGATACTCATAGCCGTACTCCTTGATTAAATCATTCGGATGATCGCATGACGGATGATAGCGACCGTGCTGCGTCACGCGATACATGCCCGTATCGTAGCAGTATAACCCGTCTCCGATGCGTTCCAGAGGCTGGGTTATATCGAAAGAACGGGTTATGTACCGCTTACCCTGTTTGAGTATCATTGTACTCTGCCAAAAGATCAAGGTTATTAGGATGCCTATCGAACGAATAGAACCCCTCAGCGGTGACGCTGTACGGGTAGTCACATGCCTCGACAAGGAACGGGTAATTGATATAATTTGGGTGATGAGTCACAACGCCTGTAATCCATCCGCCCCGCGTGATATAACGTTTTCCGTGTTCTAGTTTCATTTTATTTTCCTTTATATCTTTTTACTAAATCAAGAGGAGAAATGTCTCTCTCATCTAGTGAGTGACTGCCGTTCGATCTGTATGTAAAAAAACACCTGCATATAAATGGAAACTCATTTTTCGTTAATTCGCATTTATTAAAAATTAGTTTGCTTGTTATGCTTCCATTTCTTCTTATATAACGCTGTCCTTCCTTTATATCTTTTTTCATTTCGTTCTCCCTGTGATTTTGATAAAATAACTGTGCTTCTTCTTGTAAAAACTGATTGAATACCCCCCTACGCAATCTAACCCTAACTTTCTTCGTCTAAATAATCTTTGGCGTAATGATACCAAATTTGTTGGCTCAAGTAAAGAATGGAAGTCTTCAAGCGTCATGTAGCCGTCTTCTATCTCATCTTCTATCTCCTTTCGTAGCGCAGCAACCATTTTATGCCTGTTTTTCAGGATAACAGCGTTATATTCCAGCATGTCCGATATGATGCTCATACAGCCTCCACTAAATCAAACGCAGAATCGTGGTCTTCGTGATGAATAAACTTTCCTTCTTCAGTCCAGCTCATTCGACGACCACACTCAAACTTATACAAAAATCGTTCTGGATTGTACGTAACAATCCACTCCCTGCCCGTCCTGTCCTTGTATGTTTTGCCGTGTTCCAGTTTCATGATGCCTCTCCAACCAAATCATTCGGATGATCTTCAGAGTGAGCATATCGCCCACTTCTAGCCCATTTGAGTGTTTTTGTTTCATTCTCGAACGGATGAGATGATATTATTCCAATCCTTCTGTAAACGGTGTGAACTGCCCCTCTCCTGTCTATATATTTATGTCCGTCTTTTAGTTCCATGATGCGTCTCCTTGAGTACTATTACACTATGACACGCCGTGGCACTACGTCAAGCAGTTGTTAAATAATTTTAGTTATGATATAATGATAGCTCGTCTAAGGAATACCATGAAGACACTTCATATACGAATCAAGGACAAGCACGCTAAGGTTCTGTGTGCCATGGCGCGTGAAGTTAACATGGTTTGGAACTACTGCAATGATCTAAGCTACAGATATCTGAAGCGTCACGGGAAATTTCTAAGCGGGTTCGATCTGCAAAAATATACAGCAGGAACTTCAAAAGAAGGGACGTTGATTGGGTCAAAAACTATTCAGATAGTCGGTCAAGAATACGCAATTCGTCGCAAGCAATTTAAAAAGAATAAGCTTTCTTGGCGTTCTAAAAGATCGCTAGGCTGGATTCCTTTCTCTGCTCAGTGCATCAAATGCATTAACGGTCAACTTCGCTACGCTGGTCACCACTTCAAGATATGGGACTCTTACGGTCTATCTAAGTACGAGCTTCGTTCGGGTAACTTCGCGCAGGACTCACGAGGCAGGTGGTACGCTAACATCTGCGTAGAGACCGAAAAAGTAGCATCAGAAGGGACTGCGTCTGTCGGCATTGATCTTGGTCTTAAAGACTTTGCTGTACTATCAAACGGCGAGAAAATCGATGCACAACACTTCTACCGCAACCAAGAACAGCAGCTCGCCACAGCGCAACGCGCAAATAAGAAACAGAGAGTTAAGGCAATACACGCCAAGATTAAGGCTAAACGCTCAGACTTTCTGCATAAAGTAAGTAGCAGGCTCGTTAAAGAAAACGCCGCTATTTTCGTCGGAAATGTTAACTCTTCCGCCTTGGCTAAAACCAAGATGGCTAAGTCAGTGCTAGACGCTGGTTGGTCAATGTTCAGAACCATGCTTCGATATAAATGCGATAGCGCGTCGGTATGGTTTGAAGAAGTTAACGAGAAGTACACAACCCAGACCTGTTCTAGTTGCGGCGTAATACCCGACAGCAGCCCGAAAGGTTTTACAGGTCTGAATAAGAGAATGTGGGTATGTAGCACTTGTGGAGCTACGCACGACCGCGATATAAACGCGGCTGCCAACATTCTCGCGCGAGGTCATTCGTGTCTTGCTGAAGGAAGCCGTTAAATCGGTAGTTGACAATATCTCATCGAGCTGATCGTTTGTAAGATCACATAGGCAATTTATGCCAAATGATTTACAAAACTTTTTTTCTTTTAAGCCAGCGTATTTAAGAAAATCACGAAACTCTGTTACTTTTATTTCGCTAATACAATCTGTATCATTGTATTCATAACATCCAAAAATATACCTTCCCGTTAAATTATGCTTGTAATTTAACTCAACGCCTTTGTCTGTAAAAATACTCTTCAACGAAGGATCGTTGTAAAAATGCACCCCATCCAAAAACCCCTTAAACAATCTGCCTGTCACAGTTCCATCATTAAGAATATATCTTTCTCCTTTATATAAATCAACATCCTGAGGGGTTACTGTTAATTCATTTAATGATCTAATCTTTTCTATGTAAATCTTCATTTTTAATCCTTTAAAATTCCGCCGTTATCTTTGAATCTTTTCAAACATGAATACTCATCTAGCCCGTAATTATTGGCGACATTCAGCACATCACTTTTGCTTTTACATGCCATTAATTCATCGTTTTTTTCAATCAGCATTTTCCTTTGTCTTTCCTTTCTTGCTGCCCATCCTCGACGATATCCCCTTTCTTTTTCAATGGCTTTAAGTTCTTCCAAGTTTTTGGCGTGATAAACCTCATGCCATTTTTCTCTTGGTGTTTCTGGCTTTTTTCTACACTCCTTAGGATTTAGTTCTTCAAGCTTTCCAGCTTCAAAAGCTGCCTTCTCGTCACTCTCTTTTTTGGCTCTTTCTGACAATATCCAGCACTCTTCTTCTTCATATCCACAGGAAGGGATTTCTCCTAATGCTATTCTTTCATAGCATTTTTCACACATCTTTGAAGTTGCTCCTTTCTCGCATAAATTCTTTTTCTTTCCTTCTAAGCTCCACTCCCTTTCGTCGCACGGGAATCCGTGTGTGTCCCAATTGCCGACGTGATCTAATATAATCGCGTTAGGCTTATCATCATGCTTTCTTAGCACTCTTCCTACCTGTTGAAGATAAATAATCTTGCTCATGGTTTTTCTGAGCAATATAGCAACAGCACACAAGGGAACATCAACGCCCTCGCTAATCAGATCGCAAGAGCAAACAACGTGATACCTGCCGTCGGCGAGACCGAGAAGAGCGTCATCCTGCTGCTGTATTGGCGTGTCTGCTGATATAGATATGGCGTTATATCCCGCATCAATAAACCTGTCTCTAGTGCTTTCTGAATTCTTAACGCTATCACAAAAGCATACGGCAGGCAAGTTATGCGCTTTTTCTCTGTAATGCTCAACAGCGTCCCCGATTATTGAAGACCGAGCAACAGCCTCGCTTAATTCAACTTTATCGTAATCATTTCCGTTCTTTTTTACGCCAGAGATATCTAATTGATTACGATGGCTGAAGTATCGATACGCAGACAGGTATTTATTTTCTATTAACCAGCCCGTACCAACACTTGTAACCATAGCGTCAAATATCTCTCCAAGCCCTCTCCCATCAGTGCGTTCTGGCGTAGCAGTAAATCCTATCACTCTAGCTTTGGGATATGCATCAATAACGTCTTTGTATTGCTTCGCACACGCGCGGTGAGTTTCGTCGATGCAGATTAAATCTGGAGCGGGATAAGACTCATGTCTGTTGTGCAGCGTTTGTATTCCGCACAACTGTACTTTTGAGTCCCTGTTAGATTTAAGACCTGATTTAATAAAAGAACAGTCATTGCTTCCTATTGCCTCATCAAGCTGAATAAGTAGCCTGTACCTGTGAGCTATTACCCATATAATAAAACCTTTATCGTATGCCGATTTAACTATTTCAGATATGACCTTACTTTTGCCTCCGCCTGTAGGTAGTACAAATACGACCTTTCTTGCGCCTGATTTCATTGCATTTCTAATATCTTCAATGGCTTTTTTCTGGTAATCTCTAAGCATAATTAAAATCCTCGGCTTTGTTTTCTCTCTAGCTCATAAATCTTGTCCATTTCTCCATCGGTCAAGTCTATTCCTATCCATCTTTTGAAGTTACTCGTGTTTTTTACTTTAAAGCCCTTTTTGAACATTTTCTTGCTAAATGATATTTGACTCCCGCTTTCAATTCCAGACTCTTTACAAAACATCTTCCAGCTTTCGTACATCCTAGAAGACTGCCCGCCGCCATCATTACCGACGGACTTTGTTCTTGAATCAATCCATTGCTGTATCTGATCTTCGTCAGCAATATACTGTTTCGTTGCCTGAGATATCCAATCGGGTGGATTTAATCCAACCTCCTGAAACTCAAGGCACCCTTCAATCATCCAGCTCAATATCTTTGGGTATTCAGCTTCTAATTGCCGCTCAAGATTGTGATTTTCCTTTTTTGGGGTATGATTAAAAGGTATTAAATGCAGTCGACGAACAACTGAATTGTCTGGATTCTTAAACTCTGGTTTGTCATTGGCTGCCAATAGTACCTTAAATCTTGGTCTGAAAGTAAAATAATCTTGGCGCATAAAGTTTGCTGTTATGTTATTGCCTCCAGTTATAGAATTCATCTTTTCCTTATCCCATCTAGCGTCTGGCTTTATCTCTTCGCACAAGATAAGCCTTTTTGACATTAAAACGGCATATTCAGATAAATGAGTTTCCTGCTGTGTCTCGATAAACATTCGTGGTTTTACAGAGCAAGCATAGCTATTAAGTATTGTCTGGATAGCTAGGATAAATGTACCCTTGCCGTTACCCCCGCAGCCGTGAAGGAAAAATAAGGAGTGAGGTGTTGTTATACCCGTCAAAGCAAACCCAGCTATTCGCTTTAAGAATCCGATCATTTCAGCATCGCCGTTACATGCTTGATTTAGAAACTCTAGCCATTTTACGGGCGGCTCGTTTAATGGAGAAACTAAAGTATAAAGCAACCCCAAGTCATCCTTCGTTCTCTCTCTAAGGAATCCAGTGGTTAGGTCTACTATGCCTTTCGGTGTGTTTAGCTCCCATAAGTTTGAATCCCATTCAACGGGGCAAGTTGATACGCTTTTTATTGTTTTGAGTTCACTTAATGCGCCCTTAATGTACGCGCTCGACTCTATTAGAATCTGCGTCGAAACTTGCTTTGATGGCGTTAAATCAATGTCTCTCGATGCCTTTCGTGATATCGTTGTCAGGAACTCCCTGAACTCTGTTACAACAATATCCTTTGGGTCTTCAATCCACTGAATTCCGCCATGATCTTTTGATTTAGTCCACAAATACCATTTGTCCATCACTTTACAATACTTGCATGTGAAAACTTTTGAGAACTGAAGTGCTACGTTATACTGGCTGTATTTTATTGAATGATCTACCAAGTTTACCATGATTCCACCTTTTAATTTATCGATGTATTTTTATTATACTTTCACATATTTCAAATGTCAAATTCGTTTACGAAAAAGCGAAAAGGTACATGAATTTGACGTTTTTTACCTAAATTTGATGCTGATAGCGTGGTGTAGGAATTGGCTGTTTTATAGTGGTTTTTGTGTCTAATACCGCTACTTTATGACGAATTTGTGTAGAATTGCATTTACCTTCTAAGCCTTTATTTATATAGGTTTATGTATCTATTTCTTATATTTTATAAAATATTAATATATATATATAATTATTCTATAATTAGTATCTAATGGGATTTTTTGCGAAATTATGAAAGTCTGTAATTTCTCATTTTGTTTTTTCTTTACGTGCCAACTACTTAAAATCACGCCAGAAATGATTGTGTTTAATTATCTTTCTTGGCGTGTACTTGGGGTTATGGGGTTAATACGCTAAAACCCAAACCAAGTTACTGGGTTTTACTTTCCGTGCAGCGTTAAGCTAAAACCGTCTCAAGTTGTTTTTAATTAGGCTGACTTGCAGCCTTGTTTATGTTATGAGTTGTTTTTGTGGTTTAATGGGCATTAGGAAGCTCTAGGTTGAATCTTGTCGCGTTAAATGAATATCGACCAGTCCAAAACGTTGCGTTCAACCTAGGGCTGTTTTAACGCGATTACGAGGCATTGCTGAAATAGCTTGCAATCCTATCGAGTTTTGTTATAGTGGAATCATGTTAGATGGAGGTGTGTGATGAAAATGTACATAGTTAAGAATTTAAGCAAAGGTAAGTTTCAGCTCGTTAAAGAAATTGAGCTAGATCGTCGAGATATGATTAAGCTGCTTCATGAGTACAGGGCTTTGAATGACGGGAACAGATACGCCGTCGTATCAACTCTTAATGTTGTTTCTTAAAATGCACCTAGGCGGCGTTTTAAGGCACCGCCATTGAACGATCTATGTTAAGTTGATACTAGGAGATACATCATGTTAAAATTACGCATTGGTGACGTTGCTGTTAATGCGAGCGGGACGAGATACACTGTGAAGGCTCGAAGCGTGACGGGGATGATGTTGTGCGAGGACGAGGGTGGTAGGGTAGATCAGTTCTATGACACGGGGCGATACAGCGACTTACTTCCATGCGGGTTAGACCTAGTAAGGGTTGTTGATGAATCTAACGACGTTTGGTCTAAATAGTTATACACAGGAAACTTAAAGTTATCCACAGCCTTCAAAGCCTTGCTGGCAAAGGTGTTGGTGGTATATGTGCAATAGTTATCCACAGGTTATCCACAGGCTGTCATAGTGCTTGACAATACTATAGCGTGAGGTATAATTGCACTATAACAAGGAGATATATCATGTATGCAATCAGAAACCGCAAGACAGGACACTCAATCTATAGCGGCATCAGAACAGTAGCTAAAGCGTTCGAGATGCTTGATAAGATTGGCGACAGTAACGAGGAAAAATACGAGGTGGTATATGTCAGTTAAGTATCGTATCGTAGACAACATAAACGGTCGTGTGGTATACAACGATCTGAGAGACTTGGCGCATGCTAAGCGTATCCTGAGAGGCATGCAAGCCTACGCAAGCAGTCCGACTCGATACGAGATTCAGGAGTATGATGATGATTAAATATCTGTACGTTATAACGGTTTGCTTAGTTATGAGCGGCGGTTATGTACAACAGCAGCGTCGAGACGAGTCCGCTCGCATCGAGGCTCAGGTCGCAGCAGCTCGCGCCGTAATGGCTGAAGCTGCGTGCAAGAAGTCAACTCGACACTGTCACAAGTCCTTGACTTATGCACTATAACTATCATACTTTAATTACAACCAAGGAGATTAACATGAAAACAGAACGCGCAGAATACAGCCACTTTAGAGGATACGGAGATATCCAGCGCAACACAGCAAGCCGTAACGTTAAGCAACAGGCAAGTGAATCCTGTGCGGCTTACTTTGTAGTCATATCTCTGGCGTTTATTGCTTACGTTGCCTACGATATTATTAGCAGAGGAGTATAGCCATGAAAGAAGAACTAGATTCATGCGTCATCGAATACGGATACGTTCCGCCAATGCTAATACTTGCCTCAATAGTATTCGCAATTATCTATATAGTTCTGTCTTTGACAGTTCAATAATATCAGAGTATAATCCAATGTGACGATCACAAAAGGATTGCACTTCCATGAAAAAAACACCCCTTTACGCCGCGCTTTCTCTCCTTAGCGCGGCTTCTTTTTCAGCCACGACAGACGTATCAATAGTAAACTCATCTTATACGTCAGTAACATGCGTAGCGTCAAACGTTACATTCACAAAGCCCACTCAGTACGTTTTTGCCTCATCACAGCCAGCCTCGTCCTTGGCTGGACATAAATTTAATGGGCAACTTTCCGTTCCTATTGCCGCGCTTGGCTCTGGGGTGTGTCTGTACGCAAAGTCTGAAGACCCTGTTGCTGTTGCCGCAGTGTCTACACTTGCCGATGTTACCATCAACAACGGCGCAACGGGCGGTGGAGGTGGTGGCGGCGGCGACGCATCTGCAGCAAATCAAGTGCTACAGATCAACCTCGCAACAACGTCAGACGCATCCCTTGAGTCCCTTGATGTTAAAACCCCAGTGCTTGTGGGCGGGAAAGTACCTGTAACAGCAGTTGTGACCTCCATGCCTACCACAGCGGTAACTGGAACCTTCTGGCAAGCTACGCAACCTGTTAGTAATACCAATATCGATGTTGCCCTGTCCACACGCTTAAAGCCTAGCGACACGCTCGCAGCCGTCACAACTGTTGGCACAATCACAAACCCTGTGACTGTTACGGGAACCATTACATCAACCCCAAGCGGAACGCAAGCAGTAAGTGCTGCATCTCTACCATTGCCTAGCGGCGCATCTACAGCGGCTAAACAACCAGCTTTAGGCGTTGCTGGAACAGCCTCATCTGACGTAATTACCGTTCAGGGCATTGCAAGCATGACAGCTCTGAAAGTTGACGGTAGCGCAGTAACTCAACCTGTTTCAGTAGCTTCTTTACCTTTGCCAAGCGGTGCCGCTACGTCAGTCAATCAATCAACAGAATTAACAAGAATAGGCGATATTACCGAAACAGCTCCATCAACAGATACGGGATCGAGTGGATTAAATGGCAGATTGCAGCGCATAGCTCAACAACTTACCGCGCTTGGTAGCGTTAATCCTTCAAGCTTAGGTCAGCAAACGAGCGCAAACAGCTTGGGCGTTGTGCTTGCTAGCAATCAATCATCTGTTGCAACAAAGCAAGGAGCTGTCGTTGTATCTGATATCAGTGGCACAATAACAACAGGCGGAACAGCTCAAACAATAAGCGCACCTCAAGCAGCTAATCAAACTTATCTGATTGCTAATGTCAGCACAACAAACGAGATGCTATGGATTAATTTTCTCGGCGGTACAGCGGCACCCAATGCTGCTGGGAGCATGCCCTTGCATCCGCAAACAGGAATGAACGAGGGCGGTTTTATTAGCTTCACTACCGATAAAGCCGTTTCAGTTTTCGCCGCGACGACAGGTCACGTTTTCACCGCCATGAGGGTTGCTCAATAATGAATAATTTATTCAGTCAAAATAATTCATTTTCTGGCAGCGCAGACAATCGCGTGTCTGGAACAATGCAGTTGTGTGGCGCTGGATGGCTGCAAGGATTTACGTCAAGCAATCAACCTTACACAAGGCACCAAGGAAGGATAATGATTCGCACAGGGCGTTATCCTATCACATCTCTTAAATTACCACTCATAGGATGGAATGTTAGCGGAAATTTTGTTAAAACAAATCTACCAAAAACATATACGATATCGTTTGCAATAGAACGAGTTAATGGAACTCAAGTCACTGCCAGTCAGCCCATATTATATGGCGGTTCATCTAGCGTAGCGGTTACGGCTGGCAACTCATTCATATCAGACGATTGGTGTACTATAAACGGCGGCTTTGCATCAGATGAGCGGTTTTGGCTTCGCTGGGATGTTAATGTTCCAACGTCAGGAATATTATTTTACACAGGAACGGATGCGGCTATCGGTGGGCCATGGACAGATCAGTCAACTGGGTTTACTACAAACACGCCAATAAATTCTGTAACTGATATCGGTTTGTTTTCTGCAACAGGCGGAACATCTTTAACCGTTTTCCCTCCTGCTTGCTATGGAGGATTGATTGCCACATATCAATATCAAAAAACAGCAGCTTTGTTAATTGGAGACTCAAAAACATCAGGCACAGGATCGTTAACAGATGGCTTATCTGGTCGTTCCGCTACTTGGCGGGCTATGTTTGATTTCTCAGTGCCTACCTATGTTGCAGCAATCGCGGGCAGTACGTTACAAGCGGCGGCATCGTTATCAAGCTCTGCTTGGTGGATGACTGCTTATGTAACTGATGTGTTTATTCAGCTTGCTGTTAATGATTTAACTGGCGCAAGAACGCTAACAAATCTTCAGACCGATCTTAATACTCTAATTACTAACATAAAGGTTAGTAATCCAGCTGCACGATTCTGGGTTGCTAAGTGTGAGCCGCATACTACATCAACCGATTCATGGACTACTGTAGCAAACCAAACATTTTTTGATGCTGCAACGACTCATCCGACAGGAACACGTAACACTTGGAATGCATGGTTAGATACTCAAGTTGGTACATTGCTATTCGGCGTGCTTGATCCTAATGTTGCTGTTGAAGCTGGTGGTTCAAATCAAACTGGTAAATGGGCGGTGTATGGCTCTGCTACCGCTTCGACAGGTGACGGTCTGCACGAAGCTGAGAATGCTCATGCTATTCTTACGGGGGCTTACGAAAAGCAATTATTGCAAAAAGGATTTATACCAAACACGGGATACGGGTCATGAAATACGAATCCAATGGATATATGTACATTTTAACAGAAAGATTAACTGTTAAATTATTCAAACCTAGCCTTAACGTTGTATCTAAAGATATTTGCATCAGTCAAGGCACGATAGTGATAGAAGAAGGGTTTAAGTGGGACGGTGCTACTTGCGCCATAGACACACCTGACTTCATGCGCGGCTCATGTGTTCACGACGCGCTGTACACTCTCATACTCAGAGGAAAGCTACCAACCTCATTCCGCTCTTCCGCTGATAAGGTTTTATTCAACCTATGCCGTGAAGACGGCATGACGCTGTTCAGGGCATCTTATGTCTATGCCGCTGTACGTTTATTTGGAGCAAAGCATGTCAGTAAAGGTTAACTACACAAGCACGGGTCAGCCTATCCCAGCCACTAACGGAATTATCGGCGTACCATTGCCAGAAGCTAATGCGCTGCTTGGTGTTAATCAGGCAGATACGGCATATCAAGGTTATACTCTTATAGCTGGCGTAGGCACAAATATTGTCTACTCGGACGAAGCCAGAACGATTACATTCAATAGCACTGGTGGTGGTGGCGGTGGCACCACCACGGTATCAGCTGGCACTGGGATATCTGTGTCTCACGTTGATGACGATTATCAAGTGTCTAGCACTGTGGTTGCGCCAACCGTATCAGCAGGGACTAACGTATCAGTATCGCACGTTGGTAATGACTACACCGTATCGGCAAGCGGCGTGCAGACGATCACAGCAGGTACTAATGTCACGGTGTCCCGAGTTGGTGACGCCGTAACGATTAACGCAAGCGGTGGAGGTGGCGGAACACTAGATTCGCTTACCAATGTTTCCATCGACCCAGATACCTATGTTCATGCCAATGACGGCATGCCGCTTGTGTGGCACCAGCCTTCTGCAAAGTGGGTTTCTGCTGGGTACAATGGTCACAAGATGGTTTTGTCTGATACAAAATTCTTTCTTGACAGCGGCGACGGAAGCGAGCAGCTTTCTCGTTTTAATGTGCAGCTTAACGGTGCTGGAACGTTTAGCCTTCCGTCGGCAAGTGATGAAACAAGCTCTGTCGCAAGGCTTTTGAAAACAACAAGTCTAGTCGCTGGCAGCAATATAACTTTGACGGTGTCGAATAATTCAGACGTAGATAACTCTGTCACAATAAGCAGTAGCGGTGGAGGTGGCGGCACGACGTACAGCCCCACAGCGAGCAAAGGCACAGGAATATCGTCTACTGGAACGGTTGGGATAGATCATATTTCCGCTGATGGTAAGTCGTTTAGGCTCATTATAGACTCAAATGACGCGGGAAGTAACGGGACATACATTGATATCGATATGGGCGCAACCCCTCCAAGCGGTGCATGGAAGGTGTGCATGTTCCCAGCGAACGAAGCAGCCAGAAACGCAACTTTTTTTGTGGCAGCCAATCAAAGCGGTGCGTCTTGGAGTCCATACACGAACACTTTCTTGCCTTCATTCACTCATTTCGAGTGGAATGTAATATTGTCAGATTAAGGAAAAATACCATGTGGAAAAGTTTATTAAAAATGTTAGGCGTGTCGGTTGTGGATAAGGTTGCCGCCGAGCAGATGGCTAAGGCTGCGCCAAAGCTAGGCGGTGATTCTCGGGTTGCGGCTAATGCAATCGCTTCAGACCTGTCAGCGCGAGCTAATGCCGACCCGCTTATCAGCGCATTAGCCGATGCGGCTATAGATGCAGTTAAGAAAAAATGAAGCAGGATATCATAGAGTTGTTCGAAACTGACGAGTCGTTCAGACGTACCGTTGTGCATCACTTGCTCGACGACCCCCGTTGTTTAGATATATTTGTTCAGAAGCTCAGCGATTCGATATACGAAGAGAACAGCGAAAAGACACATGCTACTTACTGGCGTAAAGCAGTTAGCTTGATCGTTATAGCCGTGGGCATGTTTGCCAAAGATATACTTGACTGGATTACTAAAAGATGATACCATACTTAGTCGAGGCTGGTTGTTTGTTCGTAGCGTACAAGCTGTGGACTTGGGGGCATAATGCAAGGAACGTTATTCGTAGAAAGTGAAGAAGAGGGTATGGCTGCATATCGTCCTGAGTTTGTCTCGCAGGTGTATAAGCTGTGTCTGCTTGGTCTGTCGGATACTGAGGTTGCTCAGTTCTTTGAGGTGTCGCGCGCCACGCTTACGATGTGGCGCGACAAGTACGAGCATTTCGGGAAAGCCATGAAGGACGGCAGAACGATAGCCGATGCTGAAGTTGCCTACTCCCTGTATCAGCAAGCCACGGGATACACGAGGCGGGTTATTAAATCACAGTACGATAAAGAAGCTGGAAGATTCGTTCGTGATGAATGGGATGAATTCGTTCAGGGTGACGTTAAGGCACAGGTGGCTTGGCTAACATTCCGCCGTCGTGGTACACTGTGGGATGCTAAAGTTGACTTCGGTAACCCTGCATTACCCGACGCAGTCAGCGCAAAGCCTGCCGAAACAGCTCAGGATGCCTCGAAGATATACGATCTTATGACGAAGGGCGGCTAAGATGCCTTGCCCAGTCCCGTTTGATTGGAAAAACCCTGATTACCTAAGTGTAATCCAATGGCGCATTGATAAACTCAAATGGATACGCGCTAATCCCCAATACCTCCCCGCAATCAAAGAATACTACAAGGAAAACATCGGTCAGTTTATTATAGACTGGGGCGTAACGACCGACCCGCGCAATGCTGATATAGGACTTCAGGTTAAGATACCGTTTATACTGTTTCCACGCCAAGAAGAGTGGGTTGTCTGGCTAATTGATAACTGGCGCAATCGAAAGAAAGGCATTACAGAAAAGTCTCGTGATATGGGCATGAGCTGGCTGTCTGTCGCTGTAGCCTGCTCTATATGCTTATTCTATGACGATATCACCATCGGATTCGGCTCGCGCAAAGAAGAGTATGTTGACAAAAACGGCGCGCCAAAGTCTCTATTCTGGAAAGCTCGCGAGTTTATTCGCCATTTGCCACCAGAGTTTAGGGGCGGCTGGGATAAGAAACGAGATTCCGCCCACATGCGTATCAGCTTCCCAGAAACAAACTCGGTTATGACTGGAGAGGCTGGCGACGGAATAGGGCGCGGCGATAGGGCGGCGATATACTTTGTTGATGAAGCGAGCTTCTTGGAACGCCCTCAGTTAGTCGATGCGTCCCTGAGCATGACCACAAACTGTCGGCAGGATATCAGCACGCCGAATGGTCTAGCCAACAGCTTCGCCTTGCGTCGTCACTCTGGTAAAATACCTGTGTTTACATTCCATTGGCGCGACGACCCGCGCAAGGATGATGCATGGTACGCAAAGATGTGCTATGAGCTTGACCCTGTCACTGTAGCGCAAGAGATTGACCTATCCTACTCGGCTTCGGTGGAGCGCGTACTAATACCCGCGCTGTGGGTCGAAGCAGCCATCAATGCACACGTCAAGCTAGGATTCGAAGCATCTGGCAGCCGTGTTGGTGCGTTCGATGTGGCTGATTGTGGCAAGGATATGAACGCGTGGGGATATCGTCATGGCGTTGTAATGAGGCATTGTGAGTCATGGAGCGGCAAGGGTGATGATATATATGGCAGCGTTGAGCGCGTGTTTGCCCTGTGCGACGAGCATGAAGTCAAAGAAACATACTACGACTCAGACGGCTTGGGTGCTGGCGTTCGCGGCGACAGCAGAAAGATCAACGAAGGGCGCAGGCTGGAAGCGTTGCAAGAGGTTATCTTTGAGGCGTATCGGGGAAGCGCAAAGGTTCATGACCCCGAAGGCGAGATGGTTAAGGATAGAACAAACCAAGACTTCTTTATGAACTACAAGGCTCAAGCGTGGTGGTCGTTGCGAACCAGATTCCAAAAGACGTATCGCGCTGTAGTTGAGGGCATGATATACCATGAAGACGAATTAATCAGCATACCGTCCGATCTGCCTGAACTTGATCGCCTCAAAAATGAGTTGAGTCAACCGACATACGACCGAAACACAGCGGGCAAGGTGTTCGTTGATAAGCAGCCTGATGGAATGCCATCCCCCAATCATGCCGACATGGTTTGCATGCTGTACAGCCCCGCGGGCATGACGATGAGCGTATGGGAAAGAATGGCAGACTATTAGCCGTTGTGGTATAATACACAAGATATTATCGGATGATAACATGACATATAAGCAAGTAACACCACCATCACGCGCCATGGATAGCTTCAGTAATCTACAGTCGCGCACAGGTCTAGGCAGTGGCAGTATTGCCGATGGCTCATCGTACCAGTTCAGTCCAGTCAGTCGTAACCGCGTGCAGCTTGAGTTTGCCTATCGTAGTTCGTGGACATGTGGGCAAGCTATCGATCTTGTGGCTGAAGACATGACTCGCGCAGGCATTGAGATTAATAGCGAGATGGAGCCGACCGATATCAAGCGTATGCAGCGCGAAATGATTAAGATGAGGATATGGGAACGGCTCGGCGAGTGTGTTAAGTGGTCTCGGCTGTACGGCGGATGTATTGCCGTTATGCTGATCGATGGACAGAAGACCGAAACGCCTCTCAACCTCGATACGGTCGGGGTAGGTCAGTTCAAGGGCTTACTGATACTAGATCGATGGCTAATTCAACCTTCGCTAGAAGACCTTGTGACAGAATACGGCGAGAATCTTGGATTACCCAAGTATTATACCGTTCTGGCTGACGCCAAGGCACTGATTAACCAGAAGATACATTACAGCCGCGTCATTCGCATGGAAGGCATCAACGTCCCGTACTGGCAGAAGATCAGCGAGAACGGCTGGGGAATCAGCTTGCTGGAGCGCATCTGGGACAGAATCACGGCATTCGACAGCGCAACCGAGGGCATGGCTCAGTTAGTCTACAAGGCTCATCTACGCACGGTTAAGATCAAGGGCTTCCGTGATATAATGGCAACGGGCGGGCGCGCTCTGGATGGCTTCTTGCGCTCAATGGAGCAGATCAGGCAGTACCAGACGAACGAGGGCTTGACTGTGCTTGATGCACAGGACGAATTTCAATCGCAGTCGTATGCGTTCACAGGATTACCAGACGTTATACTTCAGCTCGGACAGCAACTTAGCGGCGGCACACAGATACCGCTTGTTCGGTTCTTTGGGCAGTCTCCTGCTGGGTTAAACAGCACGGGCGAGTCAGACCTTAGGACATACTACGACGGCGTGAACGTCAATCAGGAGAAGCAGTTACGTTGCGGCGTTCAGCTTATCCTTGAGCTAACTTATCGCTCGCTGTTCGGAAAAGCCCCCGCCGACCTAGACTTTGAGTTTGCTTCGTTGTGGCAGAAAGATGATACAGAAAAAGCTGATATATGCAGCAAGATCACCGATGCCGTCCTCAAAGCAGAAGAGTCTGGTTTAATCCGCCGTGGTACGGCTTTGAGAGAACTCAAGCAATCAAGTCATATTACTGGCGTGTTTTCAAATATAACTGATGAAGAAATAGCCGAAGCCGACGCAATGCCACCCGAGCCGCTAGAGAATGATAATGAAGAAGCTACAAAACCCCGTCAAGATTAAATCTGTTATCGCTCAGTATGAGCGTCAGCTAGTCCAGATCGCTCGTCACTGTGGTGGTATCGTTAAGATGCTGCGTTGGGATGATGAGATTGTAACGGATGCTCAGCGAGCAGCTCACGCCCTTCAGTCCTATGCCGAAACGCTCAGATACTGGGGCGCACTGGCTTCAGTTAAGATGCTCAAGCAGCTAGACAGAAAGAATGAAGCGGCTTGGACAGCCTTCTCGCAAGAGCTGTCAGCAGGGCTGCGCGATACGATACAGAACACGCCAACAGGTAAGCTCATGCAAGACGCAGTGCGCCGACAGGTTGACCTAATCACGTCCCTGCCGTTGCAAGCTGCTGAACGAGTGCAGACGTTAGCGATACGCGCCGTTGAGTCTGGTGAGCGTAGTGGTGTGATTGTAGATGATATTATGCGTACTGGTGATGTTACGATTAGCAGGGCGAGAACGATAGCACGAACCGAGGTAGGTCGTGCCAGCACTGAGCTAACCAAGGCTAGGGCAGAGGCTACAGGAAGCACTCAGTTTATCTGGAGGACGATGCACGATAGTGATGTAAGGCATGAACACGCCAAGATAGACGGTCATGTGTTTGAATGGAAAAATCCGCCCACGTTTGCGGACGGACAAAGTTATTTACCTAGTTGTTTTCCGAACTGTAGATGCTTTGCTGTTCCCGTGTTCATTGATGATTAACGGGCGCAGTATAGTGTTGAGTATAGACTTGAAAGCGACATATTGTTATAAGCTTGCTTTGGATTACCCCATTTTCCTGCTGTTAAAATATAACCAACATGCCCTTTTAGGCGGCAATGCCACTGACCGCATGAGTACCATATATGTGGTTTCATTTTAATTCTCTCCTATCCATAACTCCATACATTCTTAATCTGATAAAATCACTACCACGAAAGTTTTTAATACTTTTGAATTCAGTAAGTTTAATCATTCTAGCAATTCTAGCTAGATCATGTGTCAATCTATGATCTAACTTGTTCAGATGTTCGCTATGTGGCACGAATATGCAGTGTTCAATCATTTTAACTCCTTTACCTTTTCAACCAATCGATTTCCCCACTCTTGATATTGCCTAATCGGAAGCTCAAAAGCTCTGTAAACAATTGCAAACACAATCATAACAGGCGACAGCAGCAACCATAACATTACTTGTAGCATTAACATATTAAATTTACCCTTCATTTACGCAATGAAAATCACATTCAGTACAATACCATGAATAGCCGTCAAATACAACCTTCTCGCCGCAGCACGGGCATTGCCCTGTATCGCTTTCTAAATCTGTCGAATCATCCATAATTAAAGCTCCATCATTTCATATTTATCGCCACGCCTTAGCTTTGCTGTTGATGATATATTGCATCTAGCAACTCCATTATTCTTTCCTAATGCTTCGTTTGCATGGCAATGTAGCGCGTCAATGTGCCTAGCGCATGCTATGTTATCATAGTTTTCATTAACTACTCTCCAGTAGCACGATCTTCTTTTACAAAACCCACACTCGTCTTTTCTTTTATTCATTTTTCCTGCTCCCAAGCCCAGTCCATCACCAACCATACCGCAAAACACAGTATGCATGCAATGACTTGATCCGTTAAGTCTAAATCCGTTGCTAGTAGCCCTAGGCATGTGATTGCCATGCACACCACAACAATCACGCCAGTAAGATTATGTATCCATTTTAACAGTAACATTTTCCATCTCCTTTTTTATCATGATAAGCAAGTGCATGAGATGCTTGTATCTCCTGCCCTGCCCTATCATGTGTTCCGCCGATTCGTTGCAAAAATATCCATGATCTCCCTTTCTCCTTCCATTTCCCTTAACGGCATAAGCTATAAGTGGATAGTCGTCGTAAGTATTTTGGGATTGCAACGCCTTATCTATCAGTTTAAGTATAATTTCCCTATTACTCATCGCACACCTCAACCTTCTTCGCCGCTAGGTAGTAGTTGAAATACTCGACGCTCATCTCAAGATCAACCGCCTCGGATAGCCGCGCTGAGAAGTGTCGTGCCAGCCCTCCCTTGCTGTGCATCGAGTAAATTAAGTCCATCATATCCTCCTCGTTTGCGTCGCCCAGCGCGAGGTCGGACAACCTTCCTGTGAGTAGAGCATATTCCTCTGGCGTGATCTCTGTTGATAGCATTGCTGCTATATCTATTCGTTCTTGTAGTTCGTTCATGATAACCTCTTTAGTCTTAGGTCGGTAAGCATTAGTCTTAATGCATCCTTTCTTTCTGGGTAAGATAGCCCTTGAATTATTAGCTTTGCATTTCTTTGTTGCATAAATACAATTTCAGCTAATTCATCTTTAGATAAGTTATCTCTTGTTCTTGCTGAAAAAACTCCAGTCATTAGACCGTTAATCATTCTTGCTTCATTGGTGTGATGATGCTCCTCTGTTTCTTTTCCTAAATCAGCCCTAACCTCCTCAAGATAAACTTTCATTGAATTGTATCCAGATTTTGTATCATTTCTAACCTCAATCCAGTTAATATTTTGCTTGTTTTCTTTTACCCTTCCAAGCTCCTCCCTCATTTTAAAAAATGCTTTCGTTATATCAAGCTTAAATCTTACCACGACTTCGTTATTTTTCAGCAGCATCAAAACAAGAGAAGTATGCTCTTCTGTTAAAACAGCATATTCAGTCGCCGAACCCTGAGTGTTAAGTCGCGTTTGAAACGCGACTTCTCCAAGCTCGCTTAATTCATTTTCATATTTCCTAATTAATGCCATGACGTTTTTATGTTGATTGTTTGTCCTTTCTGCGATAATAAAACTTGTTGTGGTTATCTTGCTCCTGAACCTTGTTACCAGTGCATCGCTCTGAACCACTGCCAATTTAGCGTTCTTCATAAATCCCCCTCGCCTCGCTGTACCGATCAAACAGCCGATCTACTTCGTGCTGACGGTCTAGCGCGTCGAAATAGGCTGGGGTGCCTTTCCACGTACCGCTATCGTCGTATGTGTTCCAGTCGTTCATAGTATTACTCTCCTTGATGATTTAACGCACCGCTTACCGTTTTTGCGGTGCATATTATACACTATAATCGATGTTGTGTTGGGTGGCAAGAAGCTTTCGCACACAACGTATTGATCTGCGCCGTATATTCTCCTGAACTTAACCTTATGCATGAGATATATCCTATGCAGCCCCGCCAAATCTGGATGATTCCTGACCCACATTCCTGTCCATGGGTCGAAATTAGACCTAAACCAATCGTCGTGCCTGCCAGTGTTGAGGAAGATATTCACTTTGGCGCATTCTTCGTCGAACTGCTGATCTGTGGCTATAGGGTCATTCATTATCTCGTAAGCATAAGCCCATACAGATACCTTAATACGCAGCCGCCTTTCTTCTTCTATCTGTGTAGGCATCATAATGAATCTCCTTAGTTGACAATTACACTATGACACAACACCAACCGCAACGCTACCACTTTCAGTGAAATAAATAACTTGCATTTATTTTAAATAAGAGTATAATGGCAATTACATAACGTCGTGATGACAGTAATGAAAATTAAGATGACAGACCGCGCTGGAGTTCTGCGCGTTTACACTACCGAAGATATTTCGCCTCGCATAAGCTCAACCCCTGAAGGTTATTTGCTTTGTGAGGCAGTTCCTATTGCACGCACAGGAACGCAGCTATATGCCAAAGATGAGACTCCAATCGAGACAGATTCGGGTATCGTTACCATTCACCGCACCGAAGAAGAAGTATTTTCCCCCGAAACGCTCGCATCGTTCGAAGGGAAAAGCGTTACGCTTGACCACCCAGATGAATTCGTTTCTCCCGACAACTGGCGTGCGTTAACCGTTGGTCTAGCGCAGAATGTTCGGCGCGGTGAGTACGAAGAAGCAGATTTATTGTTAGCTGATCTACTTATAACAGACCGTGAAGCCATTACAGCAATCCAAAAAAATAACTTAAGACAAGTATCGTGCGGCTATGACACGCACTACATCCAAGACTCCATTGGTGTTGGCAGACAAACCAATATCATAGGTAATCACGTCGCGCTAGTGTCGCGTGGTCGTGCTGGCGTTAGATGTTCAATCCGAGACAAGGAAACTATTAAAATGGTAAAGAAGCGCAGTGCCATAGATCGCCTGCTGGCTTACTTCCACGCTAAAGACGAGGAATCGTTTCAAGAGGCAGTGGAAGAAGTCAAAGACGAACTAGAGGAAGCAAAGAAAGAAGACAAGGCAACCGATGCCATGTCTAAGATTCTGGATAGCTTAAAAGCAATCGATGAACGCTTAGAGAAGCTGGAAGCCAAAGACGAAGACGAGGACGTGCCCGCAGAGGACAGCCCTACCGACGTTGTGGCGGCAGGAAAAATTGAAGAAGCTGGCGTGGTTGTGCATGACTCAGAGTTGCGTAGTCGCGTAGAGATTCTTAGCCCTAGCCTGAAGTTTAAATCTAAAGATACCGCAATGGTCGAGTCAATCAATGCCGCCCTAGGCATTCAGGAGACAGCCGAAGCAGTGAAAGTATTCCTGCGCGGGCGTGCTGTTGATAGCTTGAGCGCGAGTCAAGTGGCAGATGTATTCTTGGCATCTTCTGATCTTGTAGCTCAACTCAACAAAGCAAAAGGCACTCGCCATTCCGCTGTTGATATGGGAAGCATGAGACCAGCGCATCTAACCGTGGATGAAATTAATAAACGTAATCGTGAATTTTGGAGCAAAAAATAATGGTAGCTTTTCTATACCGCATGCCGAACGGCATCCGTGGCGATATCAGCCGCAGACAATCAACCACAGTCGAGCCACAACTGTTGAACTCGGCTTTGCCTTTCGCCAACTACGGCATGTTCGGCAAGATCGTATCGGGCAAGTTCGTCCCTCTCGTTGCAAGCGATACAGCCAGTGTGATCTATGGCATCCTTGCCCGTCCATTCCCTATGACTGGAAGCAATGCGAGCGACCCTCTTGGCGTGGATGTTCCTGCCGTTAACGGCGTTGCCGACGTGGTTCGTCGCGGATATATGACAGTTGTTAACGTCGCAGGCACCCCAGCACTCGGCAGTCAAGTTTATGTGCGTATCGCAAACCCATCAGGCATTCGCGTAATCGGCGCAATCGAAGCTGCTTTAGTATCAGGCGAAACCGTTGCCGTAACGGGATGCACATTCGCAGGCACACAAGACGCTTCTGGCAACGTTGAAATTGCTTACAATATTTAAGGAATAGATAGATGTTCACATTTGATAGAAACACAATCGATAGCTCTGGCGTTTTCCTATTAGGAGAATTGGAGCGTTTAGATCAGACGATGTATATGCCATTGGTCAGCATCACCTACGGGCGTGATATCCAATTACGCCAAGACGTAAGCATTGCCGATGAGGTTAGTTCGTTCACCAACTCTAGCTTTGCTATGGCTGGCGGGATTAGCCCCAATGGTATTAGCTGGGTCGGCAAAGACTCAACCACAATTGCAGGCTTAGCATTGGATATCGGCAAGACCGCTACACCATTAAACTTAATCGGCTATGAGCTTGGCTGGACTATTCCAGAGCTGGCATCTGCACAGCAACTCGGTCGCCCAGTTGACTCACAAAAGTTTGAAGCTTTGACAATGAAGCATCAAATGGACGTTGATCGCATGGTTTACATTGGCGACGACAGCTTGACCTACAGCGGTGCTGCGCTAACAGGATTATGGAACAGTGACACCAAGGTTGCTACTGTAACCAACGCTGTAACTGGCGCATGGGGCGGCGGTGTAACTACAGCTCGTCAAGTCATGCAAGATATCGCCGCGTTTGAGCAATTAGTCTGGGCTGCATCTGGTTATAGCATCGTAGCAACTAAGCTCGCATTGCCTCCATTAAAGTTTGCTTATCTCAATAGCACAATCGTGTCTGATGCTGGTAACGTGTCGTTGCTCACATATATCAAAGTTAACAGCTTGTGCATGGCAAACAACGGCGTGCCTCTTGATGTTGTATCAAGCAAGTGGCTGACAGATCGTGGCGTTGGCGGTACTCAACGCATGGCATTGTACAGCAACGAGAAGTCGTTCGTTCGCTTCCCAATGGTTCCATTGCAACGCACTCCATTGGAGTATCGTGGTTTGAATCAATTAACCACATACTACGGGCGTTTGGGTGCTGTAGAGTTCCCACGCGGCGAAACAGTTGGGTACTGTGATGGCATCTAAGATTGAAGTAACGCAGGCATTTGACCTGTCTGTTGCTCTCGGCGAGTCCCAGCATTTCGATGTTGGGATTCATGAAGTGCCTGAAGATATCGCCAATCATTGGTACGTTAAGCAGTTCTCTACAATCATTCAGGACGTGATTCCAGATGCCAATAACAACACAAAGCGTAAAAGACCTATTTCCTGAGTTCGACGCTTACACTGCCCCTCAGATACAGCCATGGATAGATATCGCGCCGCTGTATCTAAATCCTCTTGTGTGGACAGATCAGGATACACTTGACTTTGCTACAAAGTTATTCGTAGCTCATAACCTTGTTTTATCTGCTCGTGATGCTCTTGCGGCTGCTGTTGGTGGTATCAGCGGCACTGCTCAAGGCATTGAAACGTCGAAGACGGTAGATAAGGTATCCGTGTCTCGTGATGCTGGCTCTGTATCAATGGAGGATGGCGGGCAGTGGAACATGACTAGTTACGGCATACGATTGCTTCAGCTTGCCCGCATCTGGGGTGCAGGAGGATTGCAGATTATGCCAGCAGGGCAGTATTCTCTTGGTCAGGTTCCGTTGTTTTACTCTGGAAGTAATTAAGATGAAAAAAAGCCTATTTGAGGATGAAATGAAGCGCATCCTTGAAATAGCAGAATATAAGATCATGGTAGGGATACCAGAGGCGACGGATGCTCGAAATGAAGAGGTAGGAAATGCCGCGCTCGGTTATATACACGAATTCGGTTCGCCAATTGCAAACATTCCTGCCAGACCGTTCCTTATCCCGTCTGTTGAAGAGCAGAAAAAGAACT